TATTTCAAAAATAAGGATACAATTATAGTGACCCACATGGAGACATAGCTGAATTTTCCGCAAATACAAAAGCACATTTAGATGCTATCCCATCATTGATTGAAGATTGGCAAACACAAGATATTTCAGATAGCAATGTTAGTGGATACAATCAAAATCCTCTAGGTACAATATCAACCACTATTGCTGTAACTGCAAACTTAATCATGAACCTCAAAAGCACTATTGAAATTTATGATAATGTTGGTGTGGACTCTACAATGGCAAATGTTGCAAATGCAGCTAATAATTTGATTTCAACAATGACTGCCTTTAAAGACCATACAGATAGAGTTTCTGGTGTGACTTCATATGCCGATTTTATTACAGAAGCTGGTTCTACTATTGCAACTACGAAACCATTTAAAGATACAGTTAAGGGTTATGCAAGAAGTTTAATGTATATTATTTACCAAACTGACGGTATTAGTAATACAGCAATTATGAATGGTTCTCTGACCAGTTTGTTTACTGGACCAGAAGCCAATACATATTCTAACACTTTGACAACATATAAAACTACAGTAAATTCAAGTATCTATTTTTCAAGTCCAAATATCAAGTCTACATTGACCGCAACACAAGCTAATACAATCAATACTGGAATCAACGCAATGATTACATTTTTTGATACTAGAAGAACGCATGATGAGACATTTTTTACTAATATGAAAACTATGGTAAATGATTACAAAACAGTAAGACAGTTCTCAGATATGGGTGAATCTGAAACAACTTTAGTTAATGATTACACAGGAACAAGCAAGCTTTTGACCAGGCTTAACTCATAAATAGAAGATGGCAACCGTAACCACAAACATAGTCGCAGCTTATAGTGATTTAGATTTAAATTTCACTATACATCCTGTCAAAAAAGATATCAACCGTCATACGAATGAGACAGCGGTTGTGAATTCTATTAAGAATCTTATTCTGACTAATCACTATGAAAAACCATTTCAACCAGAAATAGGCAGTAATGTTCGTAGACTTTTGTTTGAAAACATGGACACTATTACAGCAACAACATTAAAACAAGAAATTGAACAGACTATTAAGAATTATGAACCAAGAGCAAACATATCTAGGTTGAATGTTTCTCCAGACTATGATAATAATGGATTCAAAGTTTATATGGAATTTTTTGTTGCCAACAGAACGAATCCAATAACAATTAATTTCTTCCTAGAACGGATTAGATAAAGATGGCCAACGCTCGTTTACAAATTTCAGACCTTGATTTTGACCAAATCAAACAAAATCTAAAGACTTATCTAAAGCAACAAACAACATTTCAAGATTATGATTTTGAAGGTTCAGGTCTTTCTGTTTTGTTGGATATTCTTGCCTATAATACTCACTACAATTCATATTACTTGAATATGGTTGCTAACGAGGCATTTTTAGATACTGCCATTTTAAGAGACTCTGTTGTTTCACACGCAAAGACTTTAGGTTACACTCCATATTCAACTACAGCTGCAATGGCAACAATTAATGTTACTGTTGAAAGTGGTAACACAACTCCAAGTATAATTACTTTAGCTAGAGGATTTTCTTTTAGTTCTAATTTAATAGACGAAACTTCATACAATTTTACTTTATTGGATGAAGCGGTTGCGACAAAATCTGGAACAGCTTTCTTTTTTGAGAATCTGCAAGTATATGAAGGTACATTAAATTCATATCAATTTACATATAATCAAAATTCAAATCCAAAATCTACATTTATTTTGCCAAGTAGTAACATTGATACAAGCACAATTAAAGTTACAGTATCACCAAATGCAGGTAATACATTTACTGAAGTTTATAATTTAGCAACAGACATTTTGGATGTTACTGTTGATTCTTCTGTCTTTTTCTTACAAGAAGATAAAAATGGAAATTATAAAATCTATTTTAGTGACGGTACAATAGGAAAAGCATTAGAAGATGGTGCAGTAATTACTGTTAGTTATTTGATTTCAAATGGAGATGCTGGAAATAAAGCTTCAGATTTTGTTCCTAATTCTACAATCAATGGACTTAGTCAAATTACAATCACTACAACTAATGCTGCGGCAGGTGGTTCTAGTAGAGAATCTATTGATGAGATTAAGTTTGGTGCCGCATCACAATTCTCTTCACAAAACAGATTGGTAACATTTAAAGATTATGAATCTTACATAAAGAAAAACTATCCAAATGTCGATTCACTATCCGTATGGGGTGGTGAAGATGAAACTCCACCATCATATGGTAAAGTTTATATCGCATTAAAACCAAAAACAAATTACTTTATCTCAGAAACAGAAAAACAAAGAATCATTGACGAAATTATTAAACCAAAAGCGATTGTTGCCGTAAGTTCAGAAATTAGAGATGCACAATTTTTGTACCTATTGGTTAAAAATACAGTTAAGTATGATAAAACAAAAACTACTAGTTCCGTCAATGCAATTACAACTGCAATTAGAAATGCAATTGTCAACTATTCAAATACTAATTTGAATAAATTCAATGCAACTTTTATTCTTTCTAAATTACAAGATGTAATTGATGGTGTTGATACTAACACAATTGCTGGTTCAGAAACACTTTTAAGATTAGAAAAACGATTTGCATTAAAATTAGGGCAATCAACGACCTATGAAATTGATTATAACGCATTGTTGCATAGAGGCACTTCAACCAATAAGTTAACAAGTTCTCAATTTACTATATTCGATACAGTTGGTGTGTTAAGAACGGCACAGATTGAAGAGACACCGGAATCATTTACTGGTATTTCTGAAATTCAAGTAACAAACGCAGGCATAGGATACACATCCGAACCAACAGTCACTATTACTGGTGATGGTGTTGGTGCGGTTGCAACTGCTGTTCTTACAAATGGCAAGATAACGAACATTGTAGTATCTAAACGAGGTATTAATTATACCAGAGCATTAGTATCAATCTCAGGTGGTAGTGGTTATGGTGCATCTGCAATTGCAATTCTTGATGGTAGATTTGGTACACTTAGAACATTTTACTACGATGAAAATGCAGAGAAAAAGATTATCAACGCAGAAGCTGGAACAATCAACTACACATCTGGTCTAATCACATTGAATGATTTAAATGTAAATTCAATTTCAACACCAGACAACTTGATGAGAATCGATGTTGAATCTGAAAGAGGTATTATTACTTCTTCAAAAGATACCATCATTACAATTGATGTGGATGATCCGGCTTCCATAACTACTGAATTATCTGAAGTGTAATGACTGACAATAAAGTATCGCTGTTAATCAACAAACAAGTTCCTGAATTCGTTCGGGAAGAGTATCCTGTTTTCATTTCATTCTTAGAAGCGTATTATGAGTTCTTGGAAAACAAACAAGGTACTCAAAAAAATGATTTAACTACCAAATCAAAAGAATTAAAATACATTTCTGATGTTGATGATTCTATTGAAGAATTTGAACAACAGTTTTTAAATTCATATGCTACATTTTTACCAAAAGATACAACAATAGACAAAGCGCTATTGATTAAAAATGTATTGCCACTTTATCTATCAAAAGGTTCTGAGAAGTCATTCAAGTTACTATTCAGAATGTTGTTTGGTGGTGAACTTGAAATTAATTATCCAAAAAACAATGTTCTCAGAGCATCTGATGGTAGATGGGAAGTTGAAAACGCAGTAAAAGTATCAACTGAAATTTACTCAAACTATACTGGTAATGGAACAAATAAAACTTTCTACATTCTAGGTAAATTAGGTTTTAGTGAGGTGTCCGTCTATGTGAATAATGTTTTACAGACAACTGGCTACGGCATTAGAAAAGAATCACAAAAATTAGTTTTCAATACTGCGCCTGCGAATAATGCAGTAATTAAAGTTGGATATGCCGAAACTTTAGATAAGGCAATTTTTGCTAATAGAAGAATTACAGGTGTTAGGTCTAATGCAACTGCAACAGTAGAAAAAGTTTCTAAGAGTGTCGTTAACAATAAAACAGTTTTAGAATTGTATGTTAACCCAAAAACATTACTTGGTGAATTTACTATTGGTGAAGGTGTGACAACTAATGTTATTGGTCCAGATGATAATTTAATAAATGTTTCTTTTACAACAATTTCATCACTATTGAGAATCAATATTATTGATGGTGGTTCAAGTTATAATGTTGGTGATCCAGTTATTGTGGCATCTGATGTATCAACGATACCTGCAACTGCAATTGTATCGAAAACATTTAAAGGCACAATCACTAAAGTTACAA